GACCGAGCTACTAGAGAAATCCGACATACCGCTTAGGGCTCGCACCTGGCACTCGATCCTGGGCATCGGAGCCAACAGCGAGACCGGGGGCTGGCAATTCACCTACGGCCAGGATTGCAAGCTTCCTTATCGAGTCCTTATCGGTGACGAATCGTCGATGATCGATTTGTCGCTCATGCTGGCGATTACACGAGCGAGAGAGGCAGGCAGTCACTTCCTCTTGGTAGGTGACATCAATCAACTTCCACCCGTCGGAGCTGGTGCACCGTTACGCGATATGATCCGAGCCCGCGTTCCGTTCGGCGAACTGACCGAGATCAAACGAAACTCGGGGGGCATCGTCGAGGCTTGCGCTGCGATCCGAGACCGTAAGCCGTGGATCCAATTCACACGGCAGGTCGACACCAACTTACATCTGCGAGAACTTAGCACGCCAGAACTACAGATCCAGGGCATGCTCGACATTATCGGCCACTGCAAAGCGGCAGGGCTTGATCCCGTTTGGGACTGCCAGGTATTAGTTGCGGTCAACGAAAAGAGTCCGTTGGCTCGGTGCGAAGTCAATCGGATCTTGCAAGCCGAGTTGAATACGAGCGATGAGCCTGCCAGGAAGGGAACGATCTTCCGCGTCGGTGACAAGATCGTCTGTCTCAAAAACGGTTTCTATCGGTCGGTGTTCGCGGAGGCTTCCGAGGATCTGCGCAAGAACGATCGCGGGGAAGTCTACGTCGCCAACGGCGAGCTGGCCGCAGTGCAAAGCATGAGCGACACGCAGATCGTTTGCAAAGTCGAGAGTCCGCTTCGGATCGTGGCGATTCCCTACAAGACCGAACAAAACGAAAGCGGCGACTCGGGCAGTCTCGGCAATTGGGATCTGGCGTATGCGTTGAGCGTTCACAAGTCCCAGGGCTCGGAATTCCCGGTCGGAATTATTCTCATCGACGATTACCCAGGGGCTCGGCAGATCTGCGATCGATCGTGGATCTATACGGCAATCTCAAGAGCCAAGCGAGATTGCTTCCTGGTAGGCAAATTCGACACGGCAATGCGATTTTGCCACGAACAAAAAATCGATAAACGGAAAACATTTTTGACGGAACGGATCGGTTTGAAGAACGCAGAGAAGGTGGAGATATAGAACGATGAGTCTGGAATACAATCGTTACATAGACTCGAAACGTAAGCGAGTCGAAGCGACTGGATTTGAGAAGCGGGATAGCCATCCAATGCTTTTCGAATGGCAGAATCGAATTGTGCAATGGGCGGTTCGTCGCGGTCGGTCGGCATTATTTGCGGACTGCGGTCTAGGCAAAACACCAATGCAATTGACATGGGCCATGTGGGTGTTTCAGCATACTGGAAAGCCAGTCGTTATCCATTGTCCAGTTGGCGTTAGACAGCAGACGAAACGCGAAGCCAGCAAGTTTAGCATAACCGAGGAATGTCTAGTTGAAGTCGTTGACGATCCGTCGCAAGTAGTAGACGGAATCAACCTAATTAACTATGAGAAACTGCACAAGTTTGAGGGCATTGACTTTGGCGGCGTAGTGCTTGACGAGTCGCAGATTCTTAAAGGGCTCACAAGCAAAACGCGAGAGATGCTAACCGAGCGTTATGCTGGTTTGCGATTCAAGCTGGCATGCACCGCAACGCCTGCACCGAACGATCACACTGAGCTAGGCAACCATGCTGAGTTCTTAGGGGTTTGTGCATCGGTCGACATGCTCAACCGATACTTCTATCACGATAGCGGCAACACTTCCGAATGGGTGTTAATGGGTCATGCCAAAAAAGAGTTTTGGAGTTGGGTTGCTCAATGGGCGGTTTGCATTTCAACGCCTAGCGACATTGGCGGAAATGATGACGGTTACATCTTACCAGAGTTGAAAGTGATTCGACATATTGTCGAAGCTCCATTAGCGTCAAACGATCCAGCGTTTTTGTTTAACATCAGCGGAATATCGGCAACGTCGATCCATGAGGAAAAGCGACTGACGAACGAACAGCGATGCAGAAAAGCGGCGGACATTGTTAAGTCTGTTGATGGACCATGTATCGTGTGGTGCGATACGAACTACGAAGCGGACGAACTACAAAAGCAGATTCCAGAAGCCATTGAAGTTCGAGGATCACTAAGCGACAAAGAGAAAGAACGATTGCTTTTTGGGTTCAGTAACAATGAATATCGCGTGCTGATTTCCAAGGGGTCAATTGCAGGCGTCGGCATGAACTGGCAGCATTGCAACAACATGGTTTTTGCGGGACTAGGTTATTCGTTCGAAACGTACTATCAAAGCGTCCGTCGATGCTGGCGGTTCGGTCAACAGAATCCAGTCAACGTGCATATCGTTTTAGCGGAAACCGAGGGGGCTATTAATTCAGCTATCAGTCGGAAAGAAAATGACTTTGCAGCGATGCGTTGCGGCATGTCAGAAGCAATGAGAGAGTGCACGCTAGATCAGTTTGGTTTGCGTGAGGGCAAGGTTGAGTATAAGCGGCATGGAGCGTTTCCGTTGCCATCATTTTTACAGGGAGAAATGGTAAATGGTTGAGTGTATTGATATGTTCGAGGGAAATGACTTTACGCTATATCGCGGTGATTGCGTCGAGGTCGTTTCACAGTTACCTGATAAGTCGATAGGCTTCTCGGTTTATAGTCCGCCGTTCGCATCGCTTTATGTTTACAGCGACAGCGAGCGAGACATGGGCAATTGCGAGACAGATCAACAGTTTTTCGAGCACTATAAGTTCTTGACAGATCAGCTTTTTCGAGTGCTGAAACCAGGTCGTTTGGTATCCGTGCATTGTATGAATCTGCCGTCAACAATCAGTAACGACGGTTACATCGGAATCCGTGATTTTCGCGGTGAGATTATTCGATGCCATCAGTCGAGTGGGTTTATCTACCATAGCGAAGTTTGCATCTGGAAAGATCCAGTGACAGCAATGCAACGCACTAAGGCATTGGGGCTATTGCACAAGCAAGTTTGCAAAGACTCGTCGATGAGTCGGCAGGGCATTCCCGATTACGTTTGCACGTTTAGAAAGCCCGGTAAGAATCTAGACCCAATCGCAGGGGAGTTCGATCACTTCGCTGGCGATTCGTTTGTGCAGACTGGCAACTTATCTATCGATATTTGGCAGCGGTACGCTAGTCCGGTTTGGATGGACATTAACCAGTCGAACACTCTGAATGTGCGAGCAGCAAGGGCCGACGATGACACGCGGCATATTTGCCCGTTGCAGCTCGACGTGATTCACCGATGCTTGCAGCTATGGAGCAAGTCTGGCGACGTTGTGCTTAGTCCGTTTGCGGGCATCGGCAGCGAGGGGTATGAGTCGCTAAAGTTAGATCGGAAGTTCATTGGCGTGGAACTGAAAGACACGTACTTTGAACAGGCAAAAAAGAACCTCGTCGGCATCGAAAAGCAACGGGCTCAGCCGATGCTGCCAATCGAGATGGAGTGCTGACATGATTGCACAAAACGAGATCAGACCAGTAACCAAGTCGATTGTAGTTCTCGATGACGCGGCAATAGGGCATCAGGCTTTCGAACTACGATTGCAAACGCTACTGTCCAGCCAAAAGTTTGCTGACATCATGGGTGTTTCGCAAACCTACGTCCTTAGTCTTGAAAAAGGCAAATCGAAATGGAGTGTGGAATTAATCGACCGATACAACGCAGCACTGAGGCTCGACGATGGTACTTGACTCCAAGCTCAACTTATTGCGGTTTTACTTCCAGATCAAAGAGCCAGCCGACTGGGCGAAGATTCGACCGGCTGAGGTGCTAGCCCAACCGGACATCGGAGAGGCCACGCTTAACCACTTGCGATACCTCCTGGCAGGTCAAGGGCTCACCCTCCTCGATGATCAGACTCCGAGCTATTGGCAGTCTCGGTTGATCAAGTCACGACTCGGTGCCTTTGTCCTATCCGATGCCGATCGCTCGGTGATGTGTCCGTTCACAATCCTTATCGACTCCCAGGAGAAGCTACCGTTCACGTTTGCGGGGCTCACCGCAGACGCGAAAGACGAATCGCGGCCAATCATCGTACCGACCAAGCGTCAATCGTTAGGACCGAGCCACGGCGATTACTCGATCGATGGTCACGAGGGCCAAGTCCACATAGATCGCAAATCGGTCGACGATTGCATCGGTACGGTGCTCGGCTGGGGTGATCGTCGCGACCAGTTCCAACGAACGCTGCAGTACCTCGGCGGGTGCCAGGTCTCGGCGATCGTTGTCGAGGGGAGCTTCGGAGCATGTATCAAAGAGTGCCGCGAGACCAAAGGCAAAACGAAAGCAGAGAATCAACGCACGTTTCACCGCCAGGTGCTCGCGTGGCAACAAGATTTCGCGGTGCCGTGGATCTTCTGCGACACGACGAGATTTGCAGAAAAAACAACGTTTCAAATTTTACGACGGTATTTCAAAAATTTTATTGAAAGAGAGAAGGCCAAACGATGACCAAGATCGACATGGATTTATTTGACGAGGCGAAAAGCGTAGACCTGCCAGGGGAAGTGATCACCGAAACAGTGACGGCATCAGCGGAGCCCGAAGCGGCCGAACCGATCGCGATCGTCACCACGGTTGAACCAACGACCGAGCCACCGGCCGAGACAACCACTAAGCCCATTCCCGAGCCTGATGGCGACGCGCCGACCGCTCACACCCCAGAGGCCAAGGAGGAACTCCAACGCTTGCGAGACGAAGCCCAGGCCGACTACGAACAAAGACTGGCCGAAGCGACCGAGGTTTATACCGATGCGTCGATCGTCGTCATGGAGATTACCAAGGACCTCAAAGAAGCCAAACGCAAAATGAAAGAGGCTCTCGACGAATTCTTCCATCTCAAAACGTCAGGGCCGCAGCTCCCGACAGCTATTCCCCTGGCAGGCTCCAAGAAATCCACCTCCCCCAAATCGAAATCATCCGATGTGAAACCGCTCGATGCGGATCTCGAAAAGCTTGTCGAGTCCGATACGACTTGGCGGGAAATCCCCATCGCGGAAGTGCTCAGCGGTGTATCGGGTCTCGGGCCAAAGAAACACGATGCGATTGCATTGGAGTTTGAGAACCTCGGGAAGCTCGAAGACGCACGCGGCCAGGCTTCGAGAGAGTTCAAGGAGTTCAAAGAGTTCTTGCCAGACGGCATCGGGCCTAGCTTAACGGACAAGCTTCAAGAGCGAATCTTCGACCTGATGCGGAACCACTTCGCCAAGGTGCGGGAAAAGATCGCCGTCGCGAACGAAGAGTCGAAAGCGGCTTCTAGTGTGGCGGAAACGAAACCACCGGTCAGTGAACCGAAGCCCGAAAAGGCAGGCGTCACCGTCAGCATTGATGATGCACTACTCGATGACTCGGATTTGATCTGATGGCCAAAGACATTGAACTGCGAACGAGTCGCAACATAACTCATGTAGCTTGCTCAGGCGATCCCCTGGTAGACCATGCTGTAATGATCATGGATCTATCGGGGTTTCACCGCAAGATAAGCCGAAGAATGATCGCAACCGTTTTGTTTGAGGTGCGTAAACGCGGTACGTTCGACGGACCTATCGCGAATTTTGTCAAGGAAATAAAGCCAAACATCAACTACACCAAGATCGCGATGATCATTTTGCAAGAGTTTGGCCTAGTGGTTCATAAACAAATTGATTCGTCTCGGCATGTTTATTACTTAGACGAAGACCGATTGCGAAACCCCGTCGCTCAGCCGATCAATTTGGTGCGGCGCAAGAAATACGACGGAGATTACAAGCCACCGGAAAGCGAACCGAAGGTGGTGGCAAAGATAGACAAGGTGACACCTCGCACTCGGTGTGTGGAGTGTGGAGCTAAGGTGACGGAGTTTTCTATATTCAGGAAGTACGTTTGCTTGGCATGTGATTTGAGAGGCCAGAAGAAAAGGAAAACGGGATGAGCGACATACAAAAACAGTTTGAAAAGTGGTGGGACCGTGAGCGATTGTCCACAGCGTTCGATTCTTTTCGGCAGGTCGCTAGAGAATCGTTTCAAGCTGGTTACAAACTAGGGCTTGAGAACGCTGAGAAGGAACGCATGGCAAAGATTAAAGCTGAGCGTGAAGCATACGAAGATTGGCAAGACAGATACCGAGCAGAAAACAGAAGACAATAAGCATGGCAGCGCAGATCTCCGACGTCAAAACCAAGGCCGCGAATCAATGGCTTTCAATCCTCTCCACCGTGGGAAAAATCCCAGACGCTTCTCTCACTGGGCTTCACGGTCCCTGCCCGAAGTGCGGGGGGAAAGATCGTTGGCGGTTCACCTCGGCCGAAACGGGCTCGGCGATCTGCAACCAGTGCGGAAAATTCGGGGATGGTATCGCTGTCCTCGAATGGTACACCGGCAAATCGACGTTCGACGTCGTGGAGGAGGTCGCGAAGCATGTCGGCATCGAATCAACTCCCAAACCCAAACGACAATCAAAAAAGAAAGGAGCCGCGAAGCAACCCAAATACTGGGAGCAACAACTCGAATGGCACGAACGAACGCCGCTTAAACTGGTCTCGCAGTGGTGCACCCGCAAATACCCGATCCAGCCCGACGCCATCGAAAAAGCTGAGGCTCGCTGC